ATGTTTGATTTGTCATCCATGCAAACAATACACAACACATTGCAAGGTCATCTGTGTGTCCTTCTTCTGCTTGAAATGATTGTCCATGCTTGACAAATGTAGAAAACTCTGTTATAAGGTCATAATCATTAATAATTAACTTATCTGTTTCTATTAATTGTTTGAGGTTTGAACACCCTAACATCTTTACTGCTTTGGTTGTTCTTACACCCAATTGCACCTTACCCCCAGAGAAACCAGAACCAAGTATCTGACCAGCTCTACCACGCATAGATGCCATAATTAGATTATCAAACTCTAAGTCATACTGCATTGCAGTTGCAACTTGTTCACCAATATCATTTACCTCAATCATAACATATGCGTTGTTATATGCTTTTGCAACATCATAGATTATATTTGGAAACAATAGAGGTTTAATTTGATTGTTACGATATTTTGCAACAATACGATATGGTAGTTCCGATACATCAAATACTAGAAATGCAGAATAGTCTTGTTCTGTTCCTCTTGCAACATCACACACAATTGTATATAATCTATCTTTCTCTGGTTTCTTGTATAACTCCAATCCAGCATTACGTTGTATAGGGTCATCAAACACCATAGATTTAATCTTTGTTGGGTGAATAAGGGTATTGATAGACCCTAAGAATTCACACTCAAATTCACGATTAAATTGTTCTTGTGATGTATTTGCTATAGTTTCTACTTTCCACTTTTCATCTCTGCCTGGGATTTCACTCCAGTGAACATCAATCGGATTGTAAGAGTTTTTACCACTTTCTGCATCAGACCAAAGTTTGTAAAATAAGTTCATACCATTAGGTGTTGATACGATAACAACCTTTGTATTTTTACCAGATGATATTGTAGGATACACAGAACTAAAAAAATCTTCTGCGACATTGTGTGGTACGAAAGCGAACTCATCTAAGAATATCATATTGTAAGAACCACCACGAACTGCACTTGAAGATGTAGATGATGCAACTATTTTAGAACCGTTCTCTAAGTCCAGAGAACCCTTATTCCAAGACATTACTCCTTGTTGTAACCATTTGGGTAGGTTTTCATATGCAAGTTGTAATCTGGAAAGAATATCTCTTGCAGTTGCAGCTTTGTTTGCAAGTATCGCTACTCTCATTTGTTCGTTGAATAGAACATAATGTAAGATATAAGATATAATTGTAGTTGTCTTACCAGATTGTCTGGGAAGTTTACAAATAGTAAAACGATTATTATGAATCGTTCCTAGTATTTCTTTTTGAAATGGGTATACATCAAAAGGAACAAGACCCTCATCCAGAGATACAATCTTGATGTATTTCTGACAAAAATACAGAGGGTCTTGCATACACTTTTGGTATTCAAGAATTTGGTCTTTATTCCATTCTACTGGAACATTTGCTTTTTTTAGAAGTGGATTACCAAGGTAATGATTAATATCTGTCATTCAGATATTTATTCAGTCTTTGGTGCAGAGTCCTCTAGATGTTTTTTGTATGCAGCTTTGACTGAATCAGTATGAAACTGTGCAACCATCGCTTTTACGTCTGCACTTTCTCCAGATGAATCTGAGTCTGGTGCAATAACATGACGGTGAAAACTTCTTGAAATTTCTACACCATCTTCTTCAATGATAGTAGCAGTTCTTATTTGAATATGCTTGAACTCACCTACTACCTCAATTTTATCTTCTTCTGTACGTTTTGTAATCGCCATTATTTTTCTCCTTTTGTCCACCCCTAGTATCCACTAGAGGTATAAAGTTATATATTATCCAGTTCTATAGTACATAGAACCTTGCATGAATGTATTGTTATTTATTTGAGAAGTGCCCATATATCCATCACTTGTTCCACTAGTACCACTCATTTGAGTTACCCATCCAACGCCAACCGAACCACCACCTATTTCAATACCTAAACTACTAACACCACTTGCAAGGTTAGTATATCTATTAATTACACCAGAACCACCATCACTACCAGCGTTATTAATTGGTAAACCACCAATCATAGTATAGTTTCCAGTTATACTTCCTTTGTTTGTTAAAGTAAAACGAAAGTTCACGAAAACAAATTGACCAATTTTGATATAAAAACCAGCTCGGGCGCCATATGCAGAGGCTTCATTTCCACCAATATCTCTCAAAGTTGGAGTCCAAGTGCCTTCTTCATAATCGTCCAGATGATTAACTGCTGTAGTACCACCAAGGTAAATTCCACCACCTAGAAACAAATCTTTAAATTTTCCAGATGCATATCCTAAGTCTACTGTTCCATCAGCAACTGCATTATTCTTAAATGGAGTGTATGCTGAAGTATCAAAACGTAAACCAGATTTATTACCAGTACTTCTGACTAGTAAGTTAGTACTGTTTATATCAATATTGCCTTCAGTAGCAAGAGCAATGTTATTACTTACCGTAACACTTCCAGAACCACTTCTTGTTGCAATTGTATCTACTTTAATTGTTGACATTTATTTCTTCCTCAATCTTATTTATATGGTCTTTAAACTCATCTATTTTTTCCTATTACTGTGACAAATATGTTATTTGAAAATGCATATAACGAGTAATACCAGCAGATATAGGTGCTGCTGTCCAAGCACCAGTTCCCAAATACTGTTGATACATATTAGTACTACCACCTTCTAAAAGAACCATAAAATTTGGTTTATCTCCATGTTGATGATTATAAGTAGATGCGGCCGTTACTGTTCTTATTTGGGCAGCAAAAGGTAATCCAGTTATAAGGTCTGGTGTACCACCACTAATAGCTAAAGTAGCGGCAGATAAGTTAAACGTAGCTGACACTAAATCACCCACTTTGGTATAAGCACCAGTTATAGTTCCAGCAGAAAGCGTAGCTCCAGATATAACTGGCGTCCAAGTGCCTTCTTCATAATCGTCAAGAGCGTTAGCATCTGCTGTATCACCGTTAAAAGTAATACCCCCATTATGTTGAACACGCATACGTTCAGTGAGAGCTGTCCTAGCACCACCACCAGAAGTAGATGTGTGGAAAGTTAAAGCAGAAGCACCAAAATCACCTATAGCCAATGATTCCATTTTAGATGTAATTCCAGCGGCTGCAGAACCACCATCATTATCTTTAAATTCAATTTTTCCTAAAACTTCACCACCAGAAAGTGTAGTATCTTCATTGTCTAAAACAATATTACCATTTAGTGTAGTTGCACCAGTTACACCAAGTGTACCACCAACCGTTGCGTTTGATACTACTTCAAGAGTATCACCAGATTCAATCTTGACTTTGTTTGCATCTGCACCAGATGTTTGTCCTGCTATTGTTGTTACTGTAATTTTACTCATATCTATGCCACCACAAAGTTACCGTTGATTGTGATGGTAACTCCACTCGCAACCGTTAACGGCCCAGCTGCTAATCCATTGTTAGTTGCATCAATGGTTACACTGGTGTTTAATTCTGCTTCATGGACACGAATAATATCTCCAGCACCACCAGATGTTTCTCCAAGAAACTTACCACCACCTAAACCAGATGCACTAACTCTTTTAAAAGAACTTGCAGATGTATCAAAGATAACAAGTTTATCTCCAGATGCAGACTTGTCAACATCAGCATTTGCAAGTGTAGTTGCAGAACCTTGGATTGCGCCGTTTCCTACTGTAGTTAATAATGCCATTTTATTTTCCTTTTAACATCTTTTGTAATTCAGACGTAGAACCTACAAACAATGCATTAGTTACATTCTTAGGTGCGTTACTTGGTACTTCTTTTAACTTTTGCATTTTCAGTTGTAACTCACCTAACTTTTCTGTTACGTCTGCAACATTCTTAATCAATTGACCAGCAACCTCATAAGACCGTGGATGTTCACTTTCTTTTGCAAGTTCTAGAATACCATCTATCGCATCTTGACCTCTTTCAACCAACTGATAAAAATTTCTACGTTGGTACTCATAATCATTGTCTACCTCTTTTGGAACTTTGACCTCTGGTAAAGTTACTGTAGAGGTTGATGTTTCTACAACATCAGTAATACCTAAAACATTATCTAATACGTTTACGCTGGTTTCTTGGGCCATGTTACGTTTTTCAATGTCCTACCATCTTCTTCAAGAGCTGCGTTTTTACCATTATTATGTGCTGGTAAATCACGAAGTTCTTGACGATAGGTTTTCATATCAGCGGACATTGTTACATCAGAATTAGCAGTCCAATCTGTTTCAGCGAGTTTTGCATCTCTTAGTATACGAAGTTCTTTCATAGGTGCAGCTGCATCCATAGCTGTCATCTTTTCTGATACTTGTTGCCAAGTTACACCCCACTTTGAAGTGTCAGCTGTTTCGACAGCCGTTCCGTCAGATTTTGAACCAGTAACCTTTCTGAACATTGCGTTAAACTCTTCTACCTTTGTAGGTTCGCCACGCATAACCCACTCAGTAATACCAAGTTCATTTAATGCTTCTGAAGCTGTTGCCATTTTATATTCTCCTAAGTAAATTCTTTTCTATATTTATAACTTCAGTCATATTTATGCATATGGTGAATCACCTAAAGTTGCAGTATCCCATGCAGCTTTTAATTTTGCAATTGTATCTGCATTTGTGATTGCAGAAGCAGCTGGTGCATCTCTAAGTTTTTTCTTCTTTGCAACTGAAGCAGTTTTTGCAGATGCATCATCACCCTCAAGTGCTTTCATATACACTACATCTTCTGCTTCTAGAAGAGGTTTTCTAACTTCACGAATTTTCTCTAGAAAGATTTTTTTCGCTTCCGTCACATCCTCCGAAATAGTTTTTCCATCAATAACCCATGCACCACGAAAATGTCTATCGGAGGGCACAGTTGCTTCTGAAGCATCAATGGACTTTCCATCTTTATCAATAATTGAATTTGCCATATCTTATCTCCTAATTAAGCGGCCATGTCAACTGCAACGTCTTCAGCGATTTTCCACGAGTTTCGCCATTCTCTTGTCGCAGGCAGTTGATTTCTACGACAGATTACCATCTTGGGTTTGTTACCTTGATTCCAATTTTTCCATACTGACATAGGAACATCTTTCTGTATTAAATATTCAATGGCCTGTTCTTCTGTCATAGCATCAATTGGTTTCATATCATGTAACAATTCTTTTCCTCTTGTATGTTTTACAAAGTCTGGTTGTTCTTCATCTTTTTTTAGTTCCCAATACGAACTTACTGGTGGTAAGATTCCACCTTGTAATGCACACGCCATCCAGTTTGGGTCTGCGTGTAAAATCTTTGCTGGTTCATCTGGACTATCTTCATACACTACACAAAATTCTGTTTGAAAAGGTTCAAGGTTTTCTTTTGCCCAACCAAGTCTATCCCATAAATGTGTTCCTTGAAACTCTGGTGTCTTCATGCTAAGTCTCCTACAGCTAACACTCTAACCTCTTCATTATCTTGATATCCAGCTGGGTCGCCTTTGTAAGACGCAACCCTAATTTTACCAGTAGTCTTACTGCTATTTGATTGTTTGCCTAAGAAACTTCTATTTCCATAATCATTATCTTTCATATCACTAACATCTGCATAATCATCATTTGCCATGTTATTGTTTATAGTTACGTCATATAAGCCTGTTCCAGAGTCTACCATTCCACTAACATTGAAGGAGTCACGAGCAGCTGCCGAACTTGCAGTTCCATCAAAGTTTACCCACACTTTTACTAATCCTTGATTTAATACAGTAGTTGCAGAACCCTCACCACGAACTGTGATTGAGTTTGCAGAAGTATTACCAACTAATGCGTCAGTGTTTATATTTGTTGCGACTACTGTACTCATGATAAGTCTCCAAAAAGTCCACTACACATTTGCATATCAGAATAAGCTGAACCATTGTATGAAAATACACTAGCATTAGTTGCATATGTAGCAACAAAAACATTATTACTACTAACAGTACCACCACTAACATAAGCTGAGTATATACCACTAGCCATTGTATTCGTTTGATTGTGTACTTGTCTGCCTGTACTAGTGTCACCAACTGAAGAAATATTTAAAGAATCAAGAATAGTTGTTCCATCAGCTGTTGCTTCACACCAAGACTTACATAACCCTTGTTGAACATTAGTCGTATTAGAACCCTCACCACGAATTGTCATAGAGTTCGCAGATGCACTTACTAAAGGAGTTGCACCAATATTTGTAGTTGTTGGTAAGGTAATACTTGTTGCAGTACTTTTACCTTGTAATGTATCTGTTACGATTGTACTCATGCTAAATCTCCAACTATATTAACGCTTACCAAATCAATATCATAAAGGGTTGAACCAGCAACTTCATTCATTTGCAAAGCAGTCGTTGTAGGTGCGCTTCCATCAGAACTATTACCAGAAAAAATTCCTACTTGACTTGCGCTGTTACTTCTAGAACTAGTAATAACTGATGAATAATTAATATTACCCATAGCACTAGAAATGTTATGAGTGTATGCGCCTGTTCCTCTATCTGTAATACTAGCAGTATTTAAACTATCTCTAAGTGCAACAGTGCCTGTTCCAACAAAACTACTCCAAGACTTAGTAAGACCTTGAACTAAATTTTGTGTAACACTAGTTCCACCATCACTTTCATAGACAGAAGTATTTTTAATTCTTATATCAGTTCCAAGTGAACCATCACTCTTTCTGATTGTATCTGCGTTTACTTGACTCATACTGCTACAAACCTTCCCCCACTTGCCACTGTAAGTGTTATACCACTAGCTACAGTTAAAGGCCCAGCACATGATGCGTTGTCTCCAGATGCAATAGTTATATTAGTGTTTAGAGTTGCTTCGTTCACACGAAAGATATCACCTTTCTTTGATG